GACCTCGCGTTCATCTAGCCCGACCATTGCCTTCAAGTCCTTACCAGCAGCAGCATGTTCCTTTGCTGCTTCTTTAGTGCTGATGTATTCAGCCGCTCTCACTCTGAAATAGTTGTCGCTGCTTGCGTCACGCGCCACCATATCGTCAATGGGTATTTGGTCTATGCCTATAGGGAAGTGCGGCATTGCTTGAGGGGGTTCTTCCTCACGAACAACGTGACCCCAAAACTCTTTTAGATGAACAAACATTTGCTCTAAGAACTGCTGGTCTTTTGCAACCTTCACATATTCATAGCGACCATTGCCAAAGATGTTTGCAAAATACATTGCTTTCACCCCAGAGATTTCTAGGTAAAGCTGTAGCTGTGGCATGTATCTTTCAAGCTGGCTTCGCATTGTTGAGCGGTCATTTGTGTGCTTGCACTCCAAACCATACCTCTCACCGCGCATCATAAACTCAGCGTCAAGCGTTGCCCGACACGGCACACCATTCCATTTGTAATGGTATCTCTGTTCATGCGTGGCTGCGTTAGGGTCTTTGAAGCACTCGACTTGCATGTGCTTTGAGAACCACTTGATGTTAAACTCCTCAGTCCAAACGCCAAGCTGGACAGGCAAGACATCGGACAGGTCAACACCATTCTTCAAGCCCATCTTCTCTAACCAAAGGTCGTGCCAATCACCGTCCATGATTCGCAAGGCACAACTGCCGCCGATAGATGCTTTTCTGATTTCGTTATCTCTACTCATTTGCCTTCCTTTCAATACAAATTAGGTCAGTTCGTATCAGTTTGTCCAGCATTTAATAGCCGTTCTTTTGCTTTTTCTGGTATGCGGCACAGCACCTTTGCCATGTGGCTGTTGCCCAGTTCTTTCTTGGTGCGTTCAATAGCTGCGTCACACTTCTCGATTGTCCAGCCTTGACTAGCCGGGTCGGCCTTTGATGTAGAGGGACGGTCGCCTTCTTTTACAGGTTTGGACAGCCTGTCCCACGTTGCGTTAGTCTTGTTTTGCATTGCAACGTAATCGCCATTCACCTTCCCTGCCTGCTTGGCAACAAGGGAGGGGGTGAACCAGATGCGGAAGTCATGTGCTGCAACACACCTGTCCCACACCTTTGCAAGCAAGTCGTTGAACACATCTACATTAGGTATGTCGCTGCTCAACCGAGTGTTGATTGCTCGGCGTATCTCTTCGCCATACATCTTCTTTGCGGCATCGCTTTGCTTTGCATTGTTTGGCGGCAAATACATAACCGCCATCTTCTTTACAAAGTGTTCGTGTATTAGTGCTTCACGCTGTGCGAAGTCCATGTTTACCTCCTATTGAGTCTATCATTTTTTGAACCTCTATTTTTTGTTGCTTAACGCCTTCGATTCGTTTCTTTTCTTCAACCACAGCAATCAAATGTATCTGTGATATTGCAAGACTTACATCTTCCTTTATCATTCTTTCTGCTGCAATTTTTTTGTAAGCATATAGAACTGTTGTGTGGTCTCGATCACACTTTCTTGCAATCTGAGGAAGGCTATATCCAGTGTAAATATAGCCCATGTAAAACAGAATATGTCTTGGTTTGACAAATTCATTTATTCGAGATTTGCCAAGTAATTGTTCTGGTTGAATCTTAAAATACTCGCACACTGCTTTTACTAAACACTTAAAAGCAAAGCGATCAAGATTGATTTCGTCATCAAACATTTTCTTTCTCCATTAGTTCTTCTACAATTCTGTCAGGCACAATCAGCACCCATTTTGGTGAGCCTTCTTCCCCCTTGCCCAGCTTGAACAGGGCAACATCTCGGTTCTTTAATACCGAGAATGGAGAGGGGAAGCCTTTCTCTTTGCGATACTTAACCTCGGCAATATATTCTCGACCATTCAATGTAATCACTAGGTCGCCGGAATACTCTCCACCAAGCGCGCCGGATAGGGGCTGGCGTTTGACCGCCAAGCCCCACCCCTTGAACAGTTTCACGAACCAGTTTTCGTGGTATGTTCCCTTTGCTTTACTTTTGCTGGTCATCTGCACAACTCCAATCTACGTCATCAAATTGACGCTCGATTGTAACTGGGACAATGACTGTCACATCGCATTTATTACAAGCCCAAGCCTCTGCTTCTCCGAAGCTATAATCAAAGCAATACTCTAACTCGCCTTCATTGCATTTCTTACACTTGCTCATTTTGTTTCTCCGTTTGTGCTTTGGTATAACAGGGGTCGCACCATGTCTCATGCTTTACAGGGTCGGGACTAACCAGCAAGCAAACAAATTGGTGAGTTACCTCCCCACAAATGTCACACTTTGCTGGCTGTCCTTGCTTGTCTATCTTTCTCTTAGGCATGTTAAGACAACTGGGTTACGTTATATTCATCATCTTCAATGTGAGTGGCCTTCACGCTCCCTATCATTTCATTGTTGACATGAAACTCATGGTTGCCAGACCTCCACATTTTCAATGCTTCCTCTTGACTGTTGGCATAGATTTCATACTCCCATGCACACTCGACATCAGCCAATACTAGAAATCTCCGTGGCTCTGACATTCCATTTCCTCCTCTGATAGATTTGTTTCTTCCCACTTGCCAATCATTCGGCTGACAAACACGCCGCGCTTGAAGGCGGGGTTGTCTTCCTCAAATAAATCGGCAAGGCGTTCAGCGTCAGTCGGTGTGCTAAGTAGCGGCCCGACATTATCTACAAGCCACTCGTAATGGCGGCGATAAAATAATGTATTCATTAGTCTTTCCAATCGTTGAGATACACCACAGCTGCGGGTGTTTCTTTAATTTTGTCAGGGTATTTGAGGTTGATTTTATTTAGATAGGTTGCGAGGTGCATCAGCTCTATCGCTGCTGCGTCTGCTGCAATCCTGTCTCCTGATTCAAGTGCTTCAATGTAAGCACCAATAGTTCTGTTCCAGTTCATGTCATTCTCCTTTCGACATTGACGGGCGATTGACCACAGCACCCGCCCTCACTTGACGGGGGCGGGGCTGTGGACAACGCCCAGTTATTCAGCGGCCATTTGTTTGGCCTCATGTCTTTTTGTGATGACAGCTTTTGCATCACGCAATCTTTTGAATGGCTGGCTAAGTGTCATTGTTTCACCAGTTGCGTCTACCCATGACCCGTGTATTACGTGCCATTGTGACCTGCGCTTTTCAATTTGTGCTACTTGCTTGCCATCTGCGTATGCAAGATAGCCCCTTTCATCATTGAAAAAGCCAGTGTATTTCTCGAATGTAATCATCTTTCTACTCCTTTCGATGATTGGGGTTGCCTCAACAGCGACCCTCACCCCCGGCGGGGTCGATGTTGAGAGCAACCAATTCTCCTCTCAACATTGTTGCTTCATTCTCTAGTTCATCAATCAAATCTTCTGTGTCATATCCATTGACACGAGTCTCACCGATTTCACTGTCATAATAGCTGCCAGCTTCTTCCAAGATAGATTCAATTCGTCCTTCGATTTCATCTAACTCGTCTTCAATCTGAGCCATGCGTTCATGCAATTCATCTTCATTCATTTCATTTCCTCCAAAAGCAAACCAAGTTCATCACTCGTCGCAGCCTACGCTTACGCCATTGCCAGCGACTCAACGATTGCCGATGCAATTCATCTCGTATCAAATCTTTTCCAACAGTCATAGCAATCACCCCCCTAAATATGCGTGACATATATCGCCAACAGAGCAAGGGCGAACAGACAAAGTATTTGCGTTATGTATATGAATATCATTGCTACCTCCTACAGTAGGTATATTTATACACGGGGTTATCCCCATGTCAAGGCATGAAAAAGGGGCGACAGCGTGAGCCATCGCCCCAGAGGGTTACTAAGCCAGTTTGTTCTTTGGCTTGTAGAGATAGTCTTTGTTGGTGCAGAACACCGAGTGTATCTCCATTGCTGCCTCAAGCTGTGCTGCCCAATCGGTAGCAGCTACGTGAAGTCGTTCAGACTGACGCTCGGCTCGCATCTTCTCGATGCTGGATGCGTTGTCATCTGACAGGACGGATACGCAATCTGCGATACCATTTAATGCTCGTCCTAATTCGTAATCAGCGAAGCTGCATTCGTTATAAGCTTTTCGTGATTTAGCATAATCATTAGATTGTGCATCAACGTTTGCAAGAATTACATCAGTCCAGTATGCGACTTGGGTTTGGGTTGCTTTAGCTTTTGTATTAGACATCTATCTACTCCTTATGTCTTGGTCAGGACTGTCCCGACCTTACAAAGACCACAAGACAACATGGGGGAATGCCAGTCAAAGCAAGCGAAGCGCAGCCCAGACAACCTTTGTGTGAGGCCGTAGGCCGAGCCGACCGATAGGGAGGGGACAGAAAGTTGTCCCTTTGACTGGGAGGCGACCATGTTGCATTGTAGGGCTTTGTTGGTTGGGTCAGTCATGCAGCAAGACTTGGAGTAGGTAGATAATGCAAAAGCGGCAACCCAGACGCAACGCATTGGACTGCATTATTGCAAAGGGTGTTGCATAATTGCAGCTTGATTTTACTTGACGAACCCTCT